GGAATATATACGTCTTGGGTGTCTTGAGCGATGGTCATATTAAAACCTTTTTTCTTTATTTCTTCTCTTCTATTTATCAAGATAGACACCTTAACCTTTCTAATTATAGTATATCAAAAATTTACGTCTTTGTCAATTTTATCTAAATCTAATAATTTAATAGCTCCATTTAAAACCGTAGGCGCAAATATCATCTCTAATTGCTCTTTTAATATTTGACGAACCTGTAGGTTTATTTAAACTTAAAGCAGCTTGCCTTAAATTTTTAAAAGTTTGAATATATTCTCCATTTTTATTGTATTGCTTAACTTCTCTTTGTCTAGAAATATAAGGTTCTACTTTTTCATGCTTTTCAAAACTCCAAATAAAACCATGAGATATTTTTATTTTTTCATTTGCAGCTTTAGAAATCTCTGTTGAACTTATTTGTAAAGCGGCTCCAGCATCAGCAATAGAATCAAAAGATTGAATATAATCTCCATTTAAGCTATATTGATGGACTTCTTTTTTAACCCTCGCAGAATTAGTATCTCCTCCACGAGTTAAATTATATCCATTTTCATTAATCATAGTATGATAATAAGTAATCCAATATTGTTCTCTTTCATTTAATTCATCATCATTACATTGTTCAATTAATACGGGATAAAAGTTATCGCTACCATATTTTCTTAATGCATTATAAAGTGCATAAGGCCTGCCTTCTCTAGCCTGTTGTTTATGTTGTTGCCATCTTCTTTTATAGCTTCTAATAGTTTGTCCTATATATATAATTTGATTATTTTCTTTTCTTACAATACCATATATATCTCCCATTTTTTCACCACCCATATGCTGCATGCATAATGTAATCATAGTCTACGCGGCCTTCATCCCAATATGGAATAGCTACAAGAGTAATGTCATGTTGCGAACAATATTCACGTTTCCGCATATCATTATACTGTTGTTTTCTTAAACCAGATATTCCACCAAATTTACTCTTAGGCTCATAATGCTGTATTCCTTGAAATTCTATTAAAAAATCTAATTCATCATTGTCATCAAAAACCGCAAAATCAAAACGTAAAGGTCTACCACTGCTACTAACCAAACCGGGTAAACTATATTCCTCTTGAAAATTTAATCCAGCTTCATCTAAAATTTCTTCAATTTTAATTTCTCCACGACTTGCTCGCATATTTGACCTCCTTCATTAACTAATATATTTTAAATTTATTTAAATTCTTTTTTTCACTTTTGCCCTAAAACTTTTAAGAAAAAAACATAAAATCTTCAATATTTCTTTTCTTTCTTTTTTTACTTAAATCTTCTTCTCTTTTTATATAAAATAAGCCATAAACAAAAGAAGAAAATTTATCCTTTTTAATTCCACGAGAAGCTTGCTTAAGAATAATATTAGTTCCTTCGTTCTGTTCTACAAGATTCATCATCTGTTCCTTAAGAATTGAAGTTTGTACAAAAGGCATTAAATATTCATTACGTTTGTCCGCATCCATATTCTGGCCCATCTTAGTAGACATTAACTTCGTCTTTGCGGAAGCTTCGTCTATAAGGAATTTAATCTTGCCACTAGACATTTGAGTCTGAGCATATGAATATGCTTCTGTATTAATAGGTGCATTTGCTTTAATTAAAAATAAAGCATTTTCTTCTACATCTCCGCCTTTAACCTTTTTATATTGCTCTGTAACTTCTTCATATGTTCCACCTTCAACTCCAAAAGGTGGAAAATAATCTCCAGTTTCTGGATCTATTTGTGAAACAGTCATAAAATCTATGAGTCCTATACCTAGACCATTAGCATCTATAGCCAATGACCGCGCTTTATATTTATAATATAATTTCTTTAAATTAATTGCTTGAGCTTCAAAGTGCTCTGCGTCATAAGTATAAATACATACTAAACTCTTTAAAGCAGAACCTTGCGGCTGCGGAGTTACTTTAAATACACTAGCCTCTGTTGTACATGCAGTTCTACCTACGTCAACCCCTATTACATAATAAGCACTTTTAGAGCTTCTTCCACTATATTCATATTCTGGTTGTAATAATACTCTATGTTTATCAAACTTTTCCGCAGAATAGAACGCATTTTCTACATCTCCTGACCATACACTTCGATACTCTCGGTCAAAAGAATCTTCATTGAAAGTTCCTTGCGTTTTAAGCTGTTCTACAAAATCTTCGTCAAGCAAACCTTCACAAACAGGTGTTTCATAAGTTCCACCAATTACCATAGCCATATCTGGTTCAATAATAGATTGAATCAATAGCTCAATCAATTTAGAATAAGCAAAACTATTTTTAAATCCTGCTGTAGTAATATATACTTGAGATTTATTTATCACTTCTTCTTTATGGCGACTGCCATCTGGCAACAGTCTATCTACGTTAGTTGTAGGAATTATAATTTCATTAAGTGCTGTCTGATCAATAAGAACACATTCTTCCATTAAGCCTCCAGTTCTACGCTGGCCACGGGAAGATTCTTTTGCTGCTAAAATATCAATAGAAGAGCCATTTTTAAATACATATTTAACATTATCTTTAGATTTAGTGGAGACTCCGCGATCCCAATTTATTTCATTAGCAAGACATGGTAATAATCTACATATTTCCTCTACCTTTGCTATGGTAATACTCGCCGCTTCAAAATTTTAATTAAAAATCGCTAATTTTTAATCATCGTTTAATACGATGCTATGAGTTTCCCCATAGATAAGACCATATCATTATCCTTATATAAGGATATTTTCCACTTCGACTCGCTTGAGTCTACTCCATTTCTGGATGGTCGTTGAACTTTAAAAGGTAATTGAATAATTTAGTTTTAATATCTTCATCATAATTTATTTCTAATAAATTATGATTATTTATTTTACACCAGTCTCGCTTATAATTATCATATTGTTGCTGACGTTTTAATCCTTTTTCTCCTCCAAAATAAGGTTTCGCTTTAAAATGTTGTTCTCCTTGATATTCAATAAAAATATCATATTTAGGTAAATAAAAATCAAAACGCAAATCATGTTCATTAATTTTAATTTTATACTCTTGTATAAATTCAATGCTTGCTTCTTGAAGTAAAAAAGCAATAGCTTTTTCGCCCTTAGAACCTCTACATTTAGGACACGTATAATGTCTAGCATTAGTTTTATAACAAAAACCACATAGATTATGTTTGATCATTACAGAATGCTCTCTGCCTTTATATTCACTTAAAAGAGTATATTCATCGCCCAATTCTTTTTGATACTCTTCATTGGTTAAAAGTGTATTAGTACATTGACAAGTACAACCATGTCCTTTTAAATAATCATAAAGAGTTTTTTCATTAATTTTTCCGCAATATTTACATTTACATTGAATTAAAGTATGAGCATAAATTCTTGTGTTATCTAAATCAGTAAGTAATTCAAAAGGTTGTGATTTTATAAAATCTTTAAATTTAATAATAGTATTGTTCATCTGCTCTCTTTTATTTGGAAAACAAATTTTACATACTCTATTTTTATCTGGACTTAAAAAACTATCTGCATTGTTTAAAGTGTAAATATTTCCACATTTTAAGCATTGAATAGATGCAGGTTTATCTTTTAAAGTATAATTTAAAGCTTTTAATCTTTCATTAGGATATTTTTTATTTATTTTTTCTTGAAATTGTTCTAAAGTTAATCTGCCTCCTGAACCATTATTCACACATTTAGAACATATACATTTTTTACTAGCTCTAATAAAGTTTTCTGCTGATTTTAATTGATAGACACTTCCGCAGTTTAAACATTTTACTTCTGCTGGTTCTTTCATTCTAGTATAATGTAAAACTTCAATATTTTCATTTGGAAAACGCTCTTTAATTCTTCTTTCTAAATTATTCATTTTATATTCTCCTTTTCTTAGCTGCTGATTGCCCATTTGTACCACTTAGATTTTGTCTTATGGCATCCTTAATTTTTTTCTATATTTCTATAACATTCACGCTTATAGACAGAATATAATTCTATTACGTTGTAGTATTAAGGCTTTAGGGTGTTCCAGCAATTCAAAAAATTATTTGTTCTCTATTTTACAATAGAGTGGAGCAAGCTAATTTTCGCTCCTTACCACCCGTGGTTACGAATAACTCAGAACCAGGATAAAGAATACATCTCAACATCAGTACCATCATGGACAAGAACGATTTACTATAGGCCCGGGGAAAGGTCGCATAGACGTAACGATGGCGCATCACTATTCTCAGGAAAATTCTTTGATAGAAGAAAAACTGGAAAGTACTCTCAGGACCTTTCATTTCATCAACCAAGAGGTCAGGATACTCACGATAAAAAGAAATTAGATTGCGCAAATGCGGAAGTTGAGCTTTAAGGCGCTCTTCAGATAACCCTTGCTTCTGCGTGTGATTATCTGATAAGTTTAATAAATCTTGTAAACTCATTCTTCTTCACCATCGCTTTCATCATAATATTCATCTTGGTCTATTTCTCGTTCATTTGCAATTCTTTCTAAATTATAAGCAATATCTTCATCACTAACTGTAACTTCTTCATTTCTGCTTGCCGCTTCTTCTCTATCTTTCTTTTGTTGTTCACTAATTTCACGTTTCTTCAAATAATCTTCAATTTGTTTAGCTAATGATTTATCTTCATATATCAAAGATTTAGTATATGCTTTTAAGTCTTTAATAACTGTATCTACAATATCTTGGTCTACTTTAATTTCATATTTAGGGA